TCCAAACTGCTTCAGCTGTTGTTGCAACAGTTGCTGGTGCAATCACAGTTGCTACTAAAAACTTAGTAGTTGACGGAAACTCTGGTACAATCGTAGTTGGAGATAGAGTACTCGGTGCTGGTATATCAGACGGAGATGTAGTTGTTAAAGTTGCAACAATAACTGACCAACAGAACCTTGTTCTTGATAAATCAATTATAGTTGCAAACGACATACCTCTTGTATTTTCAAAAGATACACAAGTAGAATCAAAAGGTGAGGAATACGAAGTAACTGCTATTTCAAGTGAAACTTTAACAATTCGTTTACTTGATGACCCTGCTGGTGCTGGACTACAAACTGTAATTCCAGACAACTCGCTTATCACAAGACGTTGGAGATTTTCTGACTTATTTGATGAAGCGCCTGGAACATCTTCTTGGTCAATCGCAAATGCTCGTGGAGAAAAAGATGAAATCCATGTTGCAGTATATGACACAGTTGGTGATATCACAGGAAGTGCTGTTGGTGTTGTTGGACAAAGAACAGCTGCAGTAATCGAAAGATTTGCAAATATGTCAAAGAACCCTAATGGTAAAACTGCACAAGGTTCTAACAACTATTATTCAGATGTTATCTTTGCACAATCTGGGTTTATCTACTGGACAGACCATCTTGCTGCTGGTTCTAACTGGGGAACAGACATTGCATCTGGTACAGATTACACATTAGTATCTGGTATTGATGTTTCTACATTAACTGGTGGAACAGACGATTATGCTACAACAAATGGTGAAATCGCACTTGCATATGATAAGTTTGCTGATACAGAATCATTAGATATCAATCTAGTTATTGGTGGTTCATCAAGTATTGCTGCTGATACAGCTGCAAACATGGACACTCATGTAACAATGATTACTGCGCTTTGTGAATTGCGTAGAGATTGTGTGGGATTTGTTTCTCCATATCGTGGTGCAACAGTTGGTATCGCATCTTCACTTACTGCAACGAAAAATGTTGTTGATGCCTTTGACTTATGTCCAAGTTCATCTTACATGGTTTTCGATAGTGGTTACAAGTATATGTACGATAAGTATTCTGATGTATACAGATTTGTTCCATTAAACGCAGACATTGCTGGACTATGTGCATTTACAGATAATATTGCAGATAGTTTCTTCTCTCCTGCTGGATTTAACAGAGGAAATATTCGTGGTGCAATTAAGTTGTCTTACAACCCACAAAAGGCTGAAAGAGATCAACTTTATAAGAAACGAGTTAACCCTGTAACTAACTTTCCAGGCCAAGGAGTTGTACTCTTTGGAGATAAGACTGCATTAACAAAACCAAGTGCGTTTGATAGAATTAACGTAAGACGTTTATTCTTACTTCTAGAAAAAGCAATTGCAACTGCAGCTAAGTTTCAACTCTTTGAGTTCAATGATGCATTTACAAGAGCACAATTTAGAAACTTAGTAGAACCTTTCTTGAGGGATATTCAAGGTAGACGAGGTATTTCAGACTTTAGTTTAAAGTGTGATGATACTAACAATACTGGTGAAGTCATTGATAGAAACGAGTTTATTGCAGACATCTATATCAAACCTGCTAGGTCAATCAATTTCATAACACTAAACTTTATCGCAGTAAGAACTGGGGTTGCGTTTAGTGAGGTAGGAGGTTAATCATGGCACAAATAGATGACTTTAAAGCAAATTTAATCGGTGGTGGTGCAAGAGCCAACCAATTTAGGATAACTGTTACTCCTCCACCAGGCATTGCAATTGGATTAGATGTTCGTAGAACTTCTTTTCTAGTAAAGGCTGCAGCTATTCCAAGTATTGAAATGGCATTTATTCCTGTACCATTTAGAGGAAGAAATGTATTTTATCCTGGCGATAGACCAGACCCAGGCGATTGGTCAACAACTTTCTATAATGACACAGACTTTATGATAAGAAATGCAATGGAGAACTGGTCAAACGGAATTAATGATTTCGCAAATAATACTGGACTTACTAATCCTGCTGATTTCCAAACTGATTTACAAGTAGAACAGTTAGATAGAGATGATACAATTCTAAAGACATATATCCTTAGAAATTGTTTTCCAACAACTATCGCAGAAATTGGATTGGACATGAGTTCAAATGATGCTATTGAAGAATTTGCTGTGACTTGGAAGTATACACACTTAGAAGCTTCAGGCGTTAATTTCTAACCTACTAAATAGAAGACAAAGTAGGAGATATTATGGCGGAATTATTTGGTTTCAAGTTTGAGAAGATAAAAGACTCTGGCTCTCAAGAGAAGTTTACTGAACCTAGTTCAGAAGACGGAACTCTTGAGGTTGCTGGAGGCGGTTTTTATGGACAACTTCTAGATACTGATGGTAGAGAACGAACCGAGCAAGACTTGATTCGTAGATATCGTGATATTGCACAACAACCAGAGTGCGATAGTGCGATTGAAGACATCATCAATGAGGGAATTGTTGCGAATGAAAAAGACCAAGCAGTAGCCATTGAACTCGATAGACTTATGCTTACAAAAAGAATTAAAGACAGAATCAGAGAAGAATTTGATTCTGTCCTTGAACTATTAGATTTTGATACAAAAGGTCACGATATATTCAGACGTTGGTATGTTGATGGTAGATTGTTTTACCATAAAGTTATTGACCAAAAGAATCCACGAAAAGGTGTTCAAGAGTTACGATACATTGAACCTAAAAAGATTCGTAGAGTTAAAGAGATAAAGAAAGACGTTAAAAAAGGAACAAGTGTTGAACTTGTAACTAGTGTAAAGGAATACTATCTTTATAATGATAAAGGTCTTAAAACTGGAACTACAGAAGGTATTAAGATTGCTCCAGACAGTATAACTTATGTACCATCTGGATTGATTGACCAGAACAAAGGTCATGTACTTTCTTATCTACATAAAGCAATTAAACCAGTTAATCAACTACGCATGATTGAAGACTCACTTGTTATCTATCGTGTATCAAGAGCCCCAGAACGTAGAATTTTCTACATTGATGTGGGTAACTTACCTAAAGCTAAAGCAGAACAGTATCTTAAAGATGTTATGAACAGATATCGTAACAAACTGGTATATGATGCATCTACTGGTGAAATCAGAGATGATAGAAATCATATGTCTATGTTAGAAGATTTCTGGTTGCCTCGTAGAGAAGGTGGTCGTGGTACAGAAATAACTACTTTGGCTGGTGGTTCTAATCTTGGTGAGATAGATGACATTCAGTATTTTAAGAAGAAACTATTTCAATCATTAAATGTTCCTATCTCAAGGTTAGAGGCAGAGGCTGGTTTTAGTCTTGGTCGTTCTACAGAGATTACAAGAGATGAATTGAAGTTCACAAAATTTGTCCAGAGATTAAGAAAGAAGTTTACACCTCTTTTTACTGATATTCTAAAGACACAACTTATTCTTAAAGGTGTGGTTACACTAGAAGATTGGAAAAAGATTTCTCAACACATTCAGTATGACTTCCTACAAGATGGACACTTTGCAGAACTCAAGAGAGCAGAGTTAATGGAAGATAGAATCAATGCGTTAGGTTCTATTGAAAGTTATATTGGTACATTCTTCAGTAAAGAATGGGTACAGAAAAACGTACTAAATCTTTCTGATAGTGAGATTGAGGATATGCAGAAACAAATGAACAAAGAAGCTGGACTTGACCCAGACGAGGGTGGAGTTAATGTTCCAGATGATTCAGATGGTATTTCAAGATACCCATCTGTTGACGGAACACCAATACCAGCAGATGACGTAGCAAAATATAATGGTGAAACATCACCAGAAGAAAATGGAGATAAATAATGAGTGCAGAAGATTTCGTAAATCAATTACAAAACAAAAACAACTTAGGTGCAGAAGATGCTTTTAAATCTGCAATGACTGACAGAGTTGGTCAAGCATTAGAAATGAAAAGAAAAGAAGTTGCTGGAACTTTCGTAAGAAACCATATACCAGAAGTAGAGGAAGATGAAACAGTTTAATTCATTATATACATCTCTCCCAGAGAAAGATGAACATAAGAAATCTAAGGAGTATAAGAAACTTTCTCCGAAGATGAAAGGGGCTGTTGACGATATTTTTACAAAAATGGACTCTAAACCTTCAGATTTCCTAAATACTTTTGAAAAAACTATTAATCAGATATCTAAAAAATATAAGGTGCCAGAAAAGGAACTTATGGGATATTTTGAAAAAGAAATGTTAGCATTTTAAGGAGTTAAATAATGTCATTCGTAACAACAACATTGAGAGATACAGTAGTCAATGCACCTAAAGCTGGTGGAATGGTAACAATCAAAGCAGTCTTTGATAACGATACTGCAACTAATCTCATTCTAAACGGAGATGGATTAGATGGATTTGCAAATGGAGCAAAGGTAGACATACTAAGAGCATGGTGGTCTTTTACTCAAGGTACTGCTGCTGGAAATACTGGAGATTGTATTTTAGAATTTAAGGGTGCATCATCTGATATTGTCGCATTACATCTTGCTGGAACTGGACACTATGATGGTTCTGCTGGTGCAATCAAAGCTGCAGCAACTAACACGACTGCAACATCTTCTGACATTACTGGACAAACAAGAGGAACATCTGGTTTTGTAATTTTAGAACTTAGAAAAGATGAAGCGTTTACAGCATAAAGGATAAAGTTATGTATACATTAAAATTAATGGCAGAACATATTGACCATGATACTGATTACCTAATCGAACAAGATAAAGAATCTGGTAAGAAGAATTACAAGATAAAAGGTATCTTTATGCAAGCAGATATCAAAAATCGTAATGGTCGTATGTATCCTATGGAGATACTAAATAATGAAGTAAAAAGATATAATAAAGATTATGTTAATGAGAATCGTGCATTTGGAGAGTTAGGACACCCAGACGGGCCAACAGTTAATCTCGAAAGAGCATCTCATATGATTACATCTTTACAACCAGACGGAAAGAATTTTATCGGAGAAGCGAAGATACTTTCTACACCTATGGGTGAGATTGTAAAACGTCTGATGGATGATGGTGCAAAATTAGGTGTATCATCTAGAGGCATGGGAAGTTTAGACCAGAAGAATGGTGCAAACGTAGTGAGAAAAGACTTTTACCTTGCAACTGCAGCTGATATAGTTGCAGACCCAAGTGCTCCCAACGCATTTGTTGAGGGTATTTTGGAAGGGAAAGAGTGGATTTGGAACAATGGTTTTATACAAGAATCAGAAGTTCAACAAATCAAAGATAACATAGAAGAAAATCACAGAACTAATAATTCTGCAGCGGATAGTTTAGAGTTTGCACGATTTCTTCAAAAGTTATAACTTATAAATAACTTGTATAAACATTTAAAAGGAGCAAAATCCC